TCGTACATCTCGTTGGAGTGATTTGTTTGCCCTTGACGAGCCTATAGCCACCACCGCCCACCTTGCGGTATCTGTCCTTGCCTCTGAGATTTCCGTAATTGCTCACTTGGTAGGAATCTTCAAATCCAGGAATGTCCTTCCAAATTTCCGTCATCATATTGGACTCCTTATGATTCTAGTTGCTCTGCGTTGCCATTTGCCCTCAATGAACATCTCAAGCTGTGTCAGTGAATCGGGGCTGTCATCACTTTTGTTCTTACCTATCTGCACAAACATTAAGAGTTCATCCATGGCAGCTTGGTATTCATCGCTCCGATGTGATTCATCAAGGAAGATGAATTTTCTCTTTACATCTCCGCTATAAGCAATGATTTTGGACATCTTGTCCATAGTGTTCGGGGCTTTACTGTGGGTGCAGCTACACTTGTAACCTTGCTCTTGCAGTTTGTCATCGACATATTTGCAGTACAGTTCACCACCGTTGTTCGCCTCAAAATTGATTTGACGGATCTCGTTTCCGATAATCTTTCCGGCAACAATCGGAATTGTGGTTTCTTTCGGCCCCCGATTGAACACCCAATCGAAAATATAGACATCTCCGTTCTCAAATTCACGGCCTATCGGCATTGACAGGCTATCTCCACCGCCCCAAGCTACGTCACAAGCCGAAACCACTCTGGAATCACCTTCAGGTAAAACTCCGTTGTAAAATCTGAGTTCATCGACCGGAAACAGCAGACCTTCACGGACAAACGGCTGTTGCTGATACTTGGCCTCCCACTCATTGGCATCGAGCCTAGCCTTGATGTCTCGGAAATACTCCGTACTAAAACCTCTGCCGTACTCATAATCGAAGTTGGATTTTCCGTCACGATTCAGTGCCGGTAACCGAAGAAACTTGTAATCGGGATCTCCACCTCTTGTGGATTCGATTCTGCCAAGCGGATCTAGCACGTTCCACCTAGTGCCGACCATTAATTCCCTAGATCCGTCATTCTTACGGTCAACAAGGACATTCAAGTAATCTTGATATCGGTTTTCAAGTCTGATTGGAGATAGGGATTCCTCACGGTCACGGACAAGGTCATCGACATAAAGGTATCCGTCAGATGAAACGTCAACCGCACCAGTAAAGGTTCCTTCAATACCTCGACATGTCAATGTGGCAAATCTGTCCGGCCTGTCAAGATTGATTTCCTTCTTCTCTGCGGATTTCCGCTGAAGTGTGGCTTCTGGAAAGATTTCCGCAAATGTATATTCTGGAGTGCCGATGAGATTTAATGCCTCTCCGTAAAAACCATCAGCCAGGATTCCAGAGTGGCCAGACATCGCATTGTGGCTGTTTGGCCTTTTGCCCATGATCCATGACATGAAGAAGATGCACAGAGTGGACTTTCCTGTTCTGGGTGGCATTGAGATTCCAAGAAACTTATATTTGCCGTCCTCAAGATTCTGTAACTCATCGACAACGATTTTTAAGGTCTTCCGTCTGGGAAGATAAAACTTCTTCTCATCAGCACGGTTTTTCTCCATGTAGACCAAGTAGGATTCGAAATTGTGCGGAGCCTCGACCTTGTATGTATCCCAGATGATATCGACAAAGCCCTCATCACCTGTCTGCCCTGCCATATACTTTGCCATCTGCCGGATATAGCCACTCATGTTCATTGCCCAGTTCCGGTCAGAATCAAAATATCCGTCATTGGAAAATGCTCGGAGAATCTCGACAGCATCTCGCAATCGCTCCTGATCACGCATATCACCGCCAAGGATGTCATGCATTACTCCGTAATAAAATGTGATGGGCGATTTTGGCATAAAAAAAGACACCTCTCTCAATTGAGATGTGTCTCCTTACACGTTACCTATGCCCCCTCGCACAGGCCATCGGTTTTACAGTTTTCGCTTATCTATGGACAAAATGGCTATCCCACTTGGGGTTTTGCGGATCTCAACGTCTCTGCCATTCTTGATGGTCTTGGCTATCTCTGGGGCTTTCGCCACTATATCCGCAACAATTTTCTTTTCAGTCGAATCCATTCGTACTCCTTTGGGGTTGGGGCGGTGACTAGGTCCGCAGCAATTCTGAAAAGGGTAATCATGGGAGTGGATAGTTGTTTTTCGGAGGCAACTGATTGACAGCAACAACACCACGGCCTAGCCACCATAAGCGATGCAATCGGGTTTGAACCGATGTCTGATGGCAACCACCATCCGTCTTGACCGACCTGGACCATACACCGCTGACGGTTTGTTTTCCTCAGACTAATCCGTCAAACGTCTGCCCGTTGGGATTTTGCGTCTTGCAAGACATTTTCCGCTACCAAAAACGACCGCATATCAAAACCATGGAGCGGACGGCATCGATCTCATGCCAGGGTTAGTGGTTTTACATTTTGTGCGCTGCGGTAAATCCCCCGAACAAGTAATGAGCCTGGACGAGGGGGCAACAATGGGTCTGCGGAGTTGACCAGAGTTGCAATTCGGGTTTCCCCGATCCCCACCGGAGTAGTTGACGCTCCTTTAATCACAGCCTTACGCCGTAGTGGGGTTTAGAAAGGAGTAATTCTTATGAAACCATCAAAAATCCGCTAACCAGAGGAGATTGACGAGAAGAACTACACCAGACGAGGATGGAATCGAACCATCGAATCGAGGAGTCAAAGTCCTGTGCCTTACCGCTTGGCTACTCGCCTTGCAATACCTTAAAACAGGTTCCGTGAATTGTAAATATCGCTTTTTTGTTTTTAAAATTTTTTCGGAATCCGTAAAAGCTAGTAGCTTATATCCCTATATTGGGGTACTACCCTCTCTAAGAACTATATATATTATTATTATATAATTGCCATCATTATGGTAATTAATAACTTAATTACTAACTTGCTTATTAACTACAGAAAGAACTAAGTAGATGCTTAATTATTAACTACAGTACTATGTAGAAGTAGAGTAAAAAGTAGAGAGTTATTATAATAATACCGTTTTTTGTAAAAAATACTAAGTAAGTACTTAATAGTAAGAGAGGTCTTTTTTATAAAAAATTTACTCAAGCAGCTCGAATGCCGAGCGAACGTCTGTTCGATTTTACCCCTGCTGGGTTGCCATAATTGCATCATGTTGATTGGTCATCAAGGAGAAAATAACCAAATTTTCCGCAAAAGACAATGTACCATTTAAGCGGTCAAAATGCGGAAACCATCGACAAAACGAAACCAAAAGCGGATGCAAGCCTCAGGAAACGCCCACGATTTGAAATTGTACGGAATCCATAAATAATTCTGACAATTAAAAATAGACAAAGCTGGAAAGCAATACTAAATAAAATAGTTTTAATATCAAACTATTGCTATTAATAACTATGCAGAAAACAATAGTTTTCCGAATAGTTGAGCAGATGCTTAATCCATGTTTGGCTTTTCAGGAAGTGCCGTTTCTTTGTACTTTTCCGCAATTTGCTCTGCTGATAGGCTGCCCGATCCGTTATCAATAATTAATCTTTGTGGTGAATTATCAGAGTAGCCGTAATTAGCTTTCAAGGCAAAAATACATCCGATAGAATTGCTTTCTATTGCCCCATCTAATAGCGCACTTTCACATTCAGAAAACCACTTTTGAACCGTTTGGTATATCGCAGGGTTTGAATTTCTTGTTCTTCTATGATGCCAATCGTTAACAGTAGTATTAGATATTCCTACCATAATACAGAAGTTTAAAACAGTAGGTTTCTTTTTATATCTATAGCAGAGTGATGTATATATATTAAATAAATTATCTAGTAGTTCTATATCATCATAGTTAACAATAGAAATACTTCTCTTGTTATCATTATTATTTCTATTAGGTTTAAATACTCTGTTATATATATATTTAACCATTCCAGTAAATACAGAAGATGTATATATATCTTTCGGGTCTTCTAATGTATCGATATATTCTCTGCTGTAATAATCTATCTGATTTTCGTATACTTCTATTTCGGATACTTCTTTATCTTTCATAATGCCACCTTTTTATAATTAAAGATCCGCAATCTGTTACAATTCTCATGTTCTTTACTGTTGCCGGAATTGTCAATAATTGGGCATAAAAAAACCGCCCCATTTCAGGGCGGTTATATATTGGTTTGCTGGAATTTACTTTTCTAATGCCGGAATCAAAACACAATCCACAACAGCGGAAACAACTAAATATATTGGAAACAGAACAATAACTAATCCTATCATGATTTTATATCTCCTTTATTACTTTAACAGTTCGCTGATTTCAAACTGTACAACGCCGTTTTTCTTTGTGTAGCAACGTAAGCATGCAAGACAAGCCCTCGCACCACAATTAATGAAAATACCGTTTGCCGTTGCATATTCGGGCGTATAAACCGTGAAAACCCTGTCAAACAATACGAACTTTTCGGAATCTTTTACAATCGCTTTTTTATTGATGAATTGACTTGACAGAATAAGCGTTAAATTTTCGGGCTTGCAAGATCCATAAATTGCGTTAACTCTTCTGAAAAATATAGGGTTTTTAGTCCATGCTGCAAACTTAACAAACGGATTTTTTCGGCAGAAATTGTAGCAATTAATTACGGCGTTAATGCTTGCAAAATCGCCGAAAGATTCAAACCTAAAATACAGATTGTTTAAAGTAGGAATCCAATCCTCGTGAATGATTCCGTTGTTGATGATTTCGAAATTTCTTGAAAGCGGGGTTTTCATGCTAGTCATATAATCCTGCTGTGCATCCGAAAAACAGAAACCGCAAATGCTAATGTCTTGCCGTAAAGGATTTTCTGCTAACATGCTTTTGAGCATTGCTTTGACGGCCTTTTTGACTTCTTTCGGGCTGTCCCATGTAAAATTAGCATTTGCCTTTTTCAGGGCTGTTTCGATCCTCTTTTTGCAAAGGGCGTTGCACTTGCAAGTAGTGGAAAAGGAATACATTCCTTGCATTTTTCCATTGTGGTCTGTTGTAAAGTGCAGTCCTAATTCCTTTAATACGTCAACAGTGATTACAGGAAATTTTACTTTCCACTCTTCAGGCATAGGTCTGTAAAAAATTGTGTAATCTTCTTTGATTGCCTCTATTATGGTTTTCTTGCTAATTCTCTTGTTTGTCATGGTTTTTATCTCCTTTTCTAAATGTTCTATTGGTTGTTCTTCCAAAATTTGTTATTAGCGGATTTCTTCTAGTGTTCCGTTCTTGCTAGTGCATTCCCTTACATAGGTTAGAAAAGTGTTGCATTCTGTTTCGCCTGTTGCGTAAAGCGTTGCCCACTCTGTTAAAAGTTCATCTTCTGTTATGATTGTTTCTGTTTCGGTATCGTAAAATTTTCTTTCCATTACCTGTTTTTCCTTTCCAAAACCATGCTATGCTGTAGTACTTCCTTTAATAATAATATACCACTTTTGGCCTACTTTGTAAAGTAGTACTGCACATTTTGTTGCAAAATATTACCAAAAAACGTTATGCTGCAAAACAGAAGATTCGCAAATAATTATGTAAACCTTCAACCTAAAATTGATCGACCGCATTTTAGCCATGCATCCGGCAAATGCCATGGCATAGCATTTTGACATGCCGTGGAAATTGGTCTTTCTGCGGATCTGGGCATCTCCAGGGCAACGCTATATATAGGTTTTCTGCTGAGAGTCCCATATGCGATGCGAGGCCAACTTCTCCAAAGTCCGTCTGAGAGTCCCTTATGTGGCGATGCGATCCACTGTTTTCCAAGTCGCTTCTTATGCATCCGCAATCCATCAGAAAGAGTTTCCGCACAAATCAGCACATGGCAGCTTGACACCTTGCATTGATTTTGGTTGCGGATCTTGTCCCATTAACCATTGCGGAATGGCTCTTATATTGCATTTGCGGATCTTATCGGCCTGTTGGGAACGCACAGAATCAAAAATTTCGTTCATTTCGCCAATGTTGTAGCTGTTCTACTGCTCATAACAGCCTTTAGGCGATATCTTCCCTACCTAAAAAACCTTTGTGCAGTTTTTTCCAACGTCTATCTCAATTCTGCGAAGTATGGGCGTTTTCCGATTTTTGGCGATGTTACCCGAAATCAACGCATCCAGCTTTGATCATTGACGGAATCGGCACAAAAAAGCGCACCCCCCTCTTTTGTCCACTCTCTCGGTTTTTTGAGATGTACTCCCCCAAGTCCTACACCCCACCCTTTTTTCAGGTCTACCATCCACAAGTCCTGCACCCCATCGAGGTGAATTTTCTTCAACAAATTTCATAAAACCTCTTGACAGTATTACTTCCTTGTGGTAACATATAATCAAGGAATGAACAGGGCAAGCACTTCAACAGTACGGTTTCCGGCTCATGGGTCGGGGATTAGGAAAGAAGGGTAACCCAAACATCAAAAAGAAAGGAATCACGATGGCAAAAGCAAAATACTATTTCAACTGCAACGATTACGGCAGCCTGGAACTCCTCGATGAAGAGTGGGACGTTCTCTGGAGAGGGGACGAGGAAGACATAGGAATCCAGTTTTTAGAGGATACAGAAGAATGGGAATATAACTATCGAGACAAAGTGAACCAATTCTTTTTTGAGAAATTTGGTATCACGGAAGATCAGATTGAAGAGTGGTAAAAAATATTTTATATAAACTCTAAAAAGTACTTGACATCATATAATATACGAGTTACAATAAACTCAACAAAGCAATAGATATACAACAAACACACAGGAGGAAAACAAAAATGAAGAAAGTCATCAAAGGAAGAATCTATGATACCGAGAAAGCCAAATTCCTGGCATCTTGGGAAAATTACGCATCACGAAGAGATTTTAATCATATGGAAGAATCCCTCTACCAGAAGAAGACCGGCGAGTTCTTCCTGCATGGCGAGGGTGGCCCGTCCACTAAGTACGCCGTGATGGTTGACCAGAATTGCTGGTCGGGAGGTGAGCGGATCATGCCGATGACATACGAAGAGGCTCAGAAGTGGGCAGAGAATCATCTGGACGGTGACGAATACGAAGAAATCTTTGGCGAGGTCATCGAGGAGACCGGTGAGAAGCAGGTAGTTTCGATCAGCATCAGCTCCGCAAAATGGGAAACAGCCAAGCGTGAAGCAGCCAAACGTGGGATCGGAATCAGTGAATACATTGAATCACTTTTGTAACTAAGTCGAAACGGTCCGCAAGGGCCGTCTACAGGAAACTTGCCCCACCTGTACCGATGAGACAGGGCAGCACAGAAAGGAGTACAACATGAAGCAGATCATTATCAGAGATTACGATGACAAGGAAATCAAGGCCAAGATCGATGCAGAAATCGATGAGGTGCAGAAACGGTCAAAGGTCCGCACGATCAGTGCATATGATGTAATCGAGGCATGCAAGCACCTCGATCAGCGTTTTGAGATCGTCCCGAAGAAATACAGGGACGGAATGGCCTTCGATGTTGACGAATGCATCCAGCCCTTCCCTGGAGCATACAAAGGCATTCCCGAAAGCACTCATTTTTGTCTTACATACAAAAACGGGACCTGGAGGCTCACAGATGTCTACAGGGGCAGATGTGGCAAAAACTGTAGCAGATTTTATGCCACCGCTATGCCTGAAGCAGCACAGAATGCAATCGTATCCAGTTACATGTATTTTAGATAATTCTTGGTTTGACAATGCCCATTAGTTAATTCTAGTGGGCATCAATGAAACTATGAGTTAGGCATGAAAGGAGAAAGACATGAAACAGCTTAGAATTTGCGGATACTGTTTACAGGAGATCCGCAGCCATGGGGAGAAGGTTTTCGCCTCTCCCGATTATTCCGGCGAAACTTGCACTTGCGAGTGGTGCAATGAGGAAGACGAGGAACTTTACATTGTGCGTTTTGAAGAGGTGAATAAAAAATGAATATTTATGCAAACATCTTAACAGGTAACGTGTTTTCTGACGGATCTGCCGAAGTTGGAAAGATTATTCCAGCAACAATCAACACTCTGTCCGACCTCGATGATTTTCTTGACGATATCGACAGCTATGATTTCTTCCTGACGAATGAGGATGGCGAGGAAGTCGGCGTTTGGGATCTTGTTTGCACATTGGAAGGGAGCGATGAAAGGTGAAGGGTTTAAGGCTTTCTGACGAAACTGTCCTTGTCGAGTTTGGCAAGGACTACGCCATCTTTCATGATGACGGAAACGGCTTTTGGTATTGGCAGTTTGATGGAATCACCGCTCCTGAAGAATATGCAGCAGAAGCTTGGAACGAGTTCATGTTCCGCAATGATACTAACGGCTGTTCCTGTGGCGGTTTTGATACGCTTGACGAATGCAAAGCGGACTTCTTGTTCTGTGAGTAACGAAAGGAGAATACCATGTTCAATACCATCGAGGAATTATATGCCTACTATGATTCCCAATGCGATGCTATCGCTCGGCAGTGCGAAGAGGAAGGATATCCTTCCCATGGGTCAAACTATGACCTTCGCTGCGGTTGCTTATGGGATGACCTTAGGGCATCTTATCCGTACCTCTTTGACGAGGACGATGAATAGAAAGGAGATAGAACTATGCTGTTAATGCGTGATGCGATGACCGTAGAAGAGGTTAAGGAGTTTTCGCTTGTTCCAGGCTGGAGTGGTGATGTCGAAACCGTCTACGAAAATGTCGGGGTTATTGCCTTGTCGGCAACCTTTGCAGATGGTACTGGTGACTACATCGGATATATTAACATTGATGCCTTTGAAGATCCGGCTGAAGCATGGGAGTATGCCAAGAATTTGGTCTGTGCCATGTTTGATGACGGCAAGCTGGACCTTGTGTCTGAACAGATCAAGGGATATGTCACCGCATCTTGAAGCGCAGCGAGAAAAATTGTATCATGTAAATGGATAGTACCCCACCCCCTGTCTTCTCAAATTGGCCTTATGCGTGAGGCGATGGGGTTGGGATGTTGAAAGGAGAGTATACGCACATGGCAACGAAGGAAAGAAAGACATCTCAGAAAAAGATAGACTGGAACGCAAGATATGATGCCAAAACCGCAAAGCACTATAGCTTAAAGTTCAATAAACTGACAGACCCAGAAATTCTCCTGAGACTTGAAGGAGTTGGCCCAGTTCAGACCTACATCAAAAGGCTTATTGCCGAAGACATCGAACGCCAGTACAAGGTTTACTGGATCGGCGGTGACAGGGATGGCGAGTTGGTAGGGATCTTTGAAGACGAGTGGGATGCACAGAAATTTGCCAAAGCATTCCATGATGAACATCAAGATGAATTTGACCCGACATGGGGCGGTGTAGGAATTACCGGTCCCCAGGGTGAAGATGTAGAGTGGTAAAGGCTATGCCCCATCGGTTTTTGCTGATGGGGTATTTTTATGGCATACCCCCCTCTTCCGTGAACCCTCTCGGTTTTCCGAAACCAAGTCAAAAAGGGGCTATACTCCCCTCTTGGCTACACCCTCTCGGTAATTTGACGGAACTAAAAAGAGGGGGTCTACGCCCCCTCAAAGAAATCCTCTCGCCGTCTCCGTTGGTATTCTGCCCATTTCTCTTCGCCCATCATCTTGCGCTGAAGTCCGTTGTGCAGACCCTTCATTAATTCGACAACCACAGGATCGTCATTGTATAGTTTGTCAATCTCCATACTTTGGGAATGCAATTCCGTCCAGTACGATTCCTTATTTTCCGGCTCTCCGTACAACTTGGTCATGTTCCACAATGTGGTGAAAAACTTGGACAGCCGTTTTACTTCACTTTCCGGCAGATGCATCTTCCTCTACCTCGATTCCCAGAGTTTCGATTAACTGATTCATTGCATCCGTTGCGGAACGCACTCCCACATCAAACCCTTCCTTGAAGCCGATTTCATGTCCTGATGCTGAACCGATTACGATTCCAGTCAAAAGCATTATTACGCTGAATAAGATCATTGCAACTGTTGTAGCTGTCATTATGTCTCCCTTCTGATGACAATTAGTTCTTCCATGAAGCACCCCAAAATCTCCGCAATGTTAATGAGGTACTTTATGTGGGGCATCGAATCGCCCCTCTCCCATTTTAGGTAGACATAGTAGCTGATGCCAAGCTGCTTCGCCATCTCCCTCGCTGTTATGCCCTTTTCAGTGCGGAGTTGTCGGATTCGCTCTCCTGTTGCCATTGTGTTTATTACTAGCATGTCCGCACCCCTCAGACCTTTCGCACGGCCATTTCAAAATCTTGAATTGTTTTTTCGTACGCTTCGGCTTTGGCTTTCCAGTATTTGGCCTGTTCATCTAGATCATAACCGACAGCATTATCGATGATTTCAAGTGCATCTGCGAGGCTTATCATATCGTCACACCACTTATCTTCGCCATCCACAGAAAAACAATATCTTTTACAGTTAAACTCAAATCTAAATCTGAGCAATTCTCTGCTTACTAAATCGCCCTTTTGTGCCATACTCACTCCCCTCTTTCTTCTTCATGCGATTCCGGCAAAGGACACCAAGCCACTGGATCGCAATAATGATGTCTATCGTTAACCTTGTACCACTTGTCCCACCAGTCTGGATGATTGTAGATAGCTATATAGATACCGCCACCACTTCCCATGGCAATAACCTTCTCATTGTCGTTCGGAAGTTTTTTCTCAACCGGAATCCACTGCTGTGCGGTCTTCTCATGCTTGTACCCAAGTGCTGTTACCATACCAAGCAGTTCCATTTTGTAGTCTTGAGCAATGTCCATTTCTGAAACTCTGCGGTTGAAGTAAGCAATCATCTCATCAAAACTACGCTCTTTCATTGTCTTCTCCTTTCCACGGCTCTGGTAACGGCTGCCAGGCTCTTACAAAGTAACTTCTTTCATTTCCTACAACCCATAATCCCTTGAAGTGCCATCCTGTTGTTGTATAACTGAACTCAGAATCACCGGAATCATCGGTGCATGACACAACAACTTCC